CAAGAGCTATCCACCTCTCTGGGAATCCCAATCCAACAGGCCATTATCTCCCTGGCGTCTTCTCGTGGTTTGGATCCTAACCAATTCCTTAATATCTCTTCTGCCGGGATCGGAAGTATAGGTCCGACATGAAGTACCTGATTTTCTTATTAGCATTCTTCCCATCCGCTGCTCTCGCGGTTAATCCGTGTTTGAATAACCCCAGGATACCGCGTGAGATTGTTGTTTCTAAACTTCTGACGGATTCAGAAGAATTTCTAATATGGCAGGGATTAGTTTCGCCCCCAAACAATAAATATCTTTTTGAATTGTTTGCGTCGGACAAAGGATCTTGGACCATTGTAATAACTAATGTCCAATCCAGGTCATGCATTGTAGGAGATGGAGATCACTGGCTTCAGCACGAAGCCGGGGAGATTTTAAACTAGCTACTTCGCATCCCCCCAGTTCTCTCCTATTCCTATATCCACCCGCGAAGGTATCTTCATATCCGGCACACAATTTTCCATCAGATGCTTTATTTCTTTTACCTGTTCCTGGTTATAAGAGTCGCCGTCCTTCTCAATAGAAAAGCACAACTCGTCATGGACTGTGATCAGGGGCATATGTCCTCTGAACATGCACTCCTGCATAGCTTGCTTGGTCTGGTCCGCACTCGAGGCTTGGATTAATCGGTTAAGTGCCTTGAATGTGAACGCAACCTGGAATTTACGAGGATCGTTATCTCTCCAGTTCTCCTCACGTTCCTCTTCAGGTGTTGCCATTATACCACGCCAGTTCTCCTCAAGCTTATCTACGTGAATAGGAGATATCTTGGCACGGAATCCTTTATCCCTCATGGGAAACCGGCACTTACGCCCCATCAAAGTACGGAGTTCCTTACGGGTAGAGGCGCGATGCATGACCGCAGACGCCAAGGTTCGTATGAAAGGAACCTTCTCATCATATTCATCCCTGATCTCTCTGGCTTCATCCATACTGATTTTACCAAGCATGTCAGCAAGCTTGGCCAGACCCATTCCATACATAATTCCCAGATTAATTGTCTTCGCCCGGAACCTCTCTAACCCCGCCAGGTCCGCAACCATTTGATGAAAATCGAGATCGTCCTTTTGGTAAAGATCCACAATCTCTTTAACCTTTTCATTATCTTTTGTGGCAGGGGTGAGCGAGGCATAATGCATTAACCATCGTGGTTCCTGGGCACTGTAATCAAAGCTCCCCCACATGCATCCTTCTTCTGGGAGGAACAGTCCTCTGACGAGTTGTTTAATTTCAGGATGTCGAGCGGGTATCTGCTGCATATTTGGATGACTAGAGGAAAATCTACCCGACACAGTTCCACCGTCATCCGAGCGCAACTGGTTAAACTCACAGTGGATGCGACCATCGTACTGATGATGAAGGATTGTATCCACAAACGTCGTATTCGCCTTATTATATTCCCGAATTTCCAGTACCTTTTGTGCGATTGGGTGTTTATGGGAACGCAGGAACTCTTTGGTGAACTTGGGAGCTTTTGAGACTTCTGTTTTCTCCCAGGACAAGCCGAGCTTTTGAAATACATAGGAAAGACTGATCGCGTTCCATGGTTCAAGGTCCACGCCAGTTTCATCCTTTACTTCCTTTAATAATTTCTTTTCTTTCCCCTCGAGAATCTTCTTCGTTTGTTCAGCCTTCTCCAGATCAACACGCACACCACGTCGTCGCATCTCAAACACTAACGGCAGTAGCGATAGTTCCAGATCCAGAATAGGAAGACAATTTTCCTTTTCCAATTCTCTGTGTAGGATGTGCCATAGTTGTAGGGTTAGACGTGCATCCGTTTCCGCATACAGGGCGACCCTGGCCGGCGGTAACTTCCACATCTCCGACTTGGCGTCTACTCCATGTTGTGCTGCGGCACGTCGAAGATCATCCTCTGCTTTACGTTCCCCTAAGTAAGTGGCACCCAAGGCATTCAGCGCGTAACTAAAACGGTTCTCATCGAGCAACGGAGCCGCGACCATGGTATCCAGTATTGGACCTTTGACTTTAATTCCTTCAGTCCCAAGCCATCCGAGATCGTATTGTGCGTTATGGAAAACAACAGACATTCTATGGTCCAGTTGATCCTGTAACCAACGGCAAACAAGTTTCTTGGACATGTTTCCCGGACCCCAGTGTGCAATAGGAAGATAGGCATTCCAGCCCTGTGCCGCGACTGCGATTCCAATAAGTGTACCGTCTTTACGCGCCCACCCTGGACCCAAACTCTTTAAGTTTGGATCTCGTGTCTCCACGTCAATAGCTATGACCTTTTCGGAAGACAGATCAGGTAGAGTTTCCGTAGGAGTCCAGGTAGACTCTTCAAAGAGATCGTCGCGCACTATTTATTCTCGTTGGAATAGGATAACGCTGCCCATAGTGCCGTGTACGCAGTAGCATCTTTACCATCATCCGGGTTGAAGTCACCAACCTCATCTCTGCCAACTTTTACCAAAGTCATGCAGAAAGCAACTTGGGCAGCCGAGACAGGAACCCTGAGATAAGCTGACCAGAGCTCCGCAATGCGGGATTGGAGCTTTGTATAATCTCCATGTTGTTGCGCTCGAGCCCCCTTCACCAACTCTGCGGCTTCCGTCAAGATACTATCTGGTGTCATATCTCGTAGTATCTCCCTTTGGTGTCCATGGGACTTAACAGATGTAGGGTTCCCTTGGTTCTTGTCACAGCTACGTAAAACACTCGGTGCTCTGTCTCTGGGTTCTTCCGATATGCCTTGTACGCTGCAGGGGATAAATCTGGGATCACTATTATATTGTCGCATTCCCCACCTTTCATACTATGGATGGTACTCACTGTAATGCGCGGCTTCTTTACATTATCGCCACGCCTTAAAGCATTGAGGATGTAATGCTTGGTGTCCTTATCAATTTTACCAAGCACTTCGTGCCATCGCCCTTCCATAGCACATAGACCAAGTTCAGACCGAGCCTGGTCCATAGAAAACAAAATATCTTCCTCCCTGTTTAGAAAAGTTTTGGATCTAGGCCCATAACCTTTTCTGTATCCAACATTTGCATCCATGTAAGCATATATGTTTTTAATGCTCTGTACATCCAGAGAATGGCCTTTCATCCATGCTTCCCATGAATTAATGGCATCGTATGCCTTTGGCGGTATGCTGGGGTGTCCAAACCTACTGTACACCCAACCTTCATCTCTCAACTTATTCGCGCATTGACTGACGATCCTGTTTGTTCTCGCTAAAAGACACCACTCCCCCGTTTCTAGCGGAATCTCCTCGAAATGGTTATGCCAACGTACCGAGCCCTGATGCTCAGTTGGATGCCATATTTTGGGCGCTCTCCCCCTGATACGGTTTGAAATATCATTGGCAATCTCATACGGTTTTTGTGGAACGCGAAACGATTGCGTTAAAACTTCCTTGTTTGGAGTGCAGTTCTGAAAAGCTTTAACATCCGCTCCCTGGAACCCCATGATGGCCTGGTCATCATCGCCAGTGAAGATTTGTATGCGCGGTGTTTGTCGAAGAATGCTGATCATCTCCCACTGTAACGTGGATAGATCCTGTGCTTCGTCCACGAACAACGCATCAATGTCCAAAGGAGAGTCACGTCGCACAAATTCCTCGATCATATCCGTGAAATCAATTTTCCCCCGCACCCTCTTAAAATTCTCATAAGTCTCAACCAATCGTAACAACACGCTCCACAGAATATCGTGGTTAGCTTCTTCAGAATATACGTGCTCGAGATCTTTCTTCTTGCTCCGCGCTAAATGGTAAAGACTGAGATATACATCACCATCCGAAACGCCAAGCATATCGAAGTCACTATCACCCCTACCTTTTGCTGAGAAAGATAAACCTACGCGGTCGCCTATTTCTTCCAGATCGTCTTTAGATATTACATCTGATGATTGAAATCCGCCGGCATGGTACGCCATAGAATGAAGAGTCTGGAAATAAGGAAGTACATCTTCTGTAAGTCCCCAATCCTTACAAACCCGTTCCCGGCTCTCGGATGCTGCTTTGCGGGTGAAGGAGACACAGGCAATTCTCTCTGGAGGAATACCCTCCTCTATAATACCGCGAATCAAATTGGAAATATTTTGAGTCTTGCCTGTGCCTGGTGGACCATAATACAGTAATTCGTGTGTCATGTAACCTCCCATCTGAATTTAAGCTGGCCATAGATCGGTTGCCAATCCCGCTCCCGTCCCTCACGATTCCAGCCGCCACCCTCCGTTTTCCCGACAATCTTCCAGCCCGCCCCTTTGAGGCTTGATCCGCTTTCCGTTTCAAGGGTGTACGTCACCATCCTCGTACCGCCCATTTGCTGCCATATTCTCCAGCAACGGCCATAAAGAAAGGAGCAAGAACCTTTTGGGGCATCATCCAAGACACAACATCGAGTAATCTCTGCCGTGTAACCATCATCCAAAAGACGGGCGATAGGGCGACCCACAATGGCCACACCAACCATTTCCTCTCCTGTGGTGGCTCCAATAGCAAATCGTCCACCATCTCTCTGTGTGCGCTTATTGTGCCGATGGTATTGTTCCACAAAGTCATTAGCTTCGCGCAGTTTGATCGGAACTGGGCGTAACTTCAAAACGGTATATCCTCATCCTCGAACTCTGCTGGTTTGAGTTCTATGTCACCCTTCTCAATCTCCGGGATGAACCAGACGCGCACCTTACGCCACATATCCTTGTCATCTTTAAAGCGATACTCCCTGTCTGCGGTATTACCGTTATTCATTTCTTTAATACGTTCTGTAATCTGTCCTCTCGTGTAATGTACAAAGCCAGCCCTCTTTAAATATTCCTGTAAAGCGCCAAGCTTAAAGTATGTGTACCCTTCATCTGTCCAGGGTTTGCCCGTGAGCAATTCTTCTGGCGAGTGGGCGCGGATCCGGGAGGTGCAGAATGTTTCCAGTAGTTCTATAAACTGTCCCTTGTGGGTGAGTTCTTCCGGCACTGGAATGCGTGTTGCCGTATCCAACAAGTTGTCAATCAGGTCGCGCCAATCAGACTCTTTGGCTCTGGTAGGCATCCTGTACATCTGTTCCATGCAAGCCCGTTGAAACTCTACTTGCAGTTGCAGTTGTTTGGTGCTGAGTTCGAGCCGAGCTCCATCCACATCTACAAACCAGACCGGCGGTTCCGACTCCACTACTGTTAGTCCACCGAGGATTGGAATTGTTTGTTGTCCGTTGCCCACGCCATACTTACGGGTACGGCACAAGGACCGATTGCAGTGGCTCAGTAATGGTTCCTGCTTGCACGTGTAGTAGTAATCCTTCTTGTCCAGTTGGTTCTGGATCGTCACGATTTCTTTCGCCGCCAGTGGAGGGTTACAATAATTCTGGTTGTGTTCTTCCAGTAGAGTCTTCCAATCACTAGGAGAAGACATTCGGTAGTACACACCGATGTTAAGAAGAGCGTTGTTGCGTCCACCTTCAGGTATCCCCGTCGCAGTTAGTTGCTGCAAACAGGGTGGACCGTTGGGCAGAACTTCTGTGTCTACACCCTTGAGACAATCGCCCAACTCCTTGGATGTTTTCCTGGAACTCTCAGCGGCATCTAAAAAGAGCTCGATGTCTAATGACTCACCGTCACTATCCAGAGCATATCGTGTTGTATACTTGACGTTGAAATAAGGGAGATTGATAAAGTTGCCTACATCTCCACGGTCATGGTGTACTTCTTCTTGCTTGGGGAAAATCTCGCAGTTTCCAAAGCCCAGTGCTGATGCAAACTCAGCCAGCTTATCTCGCACATCTGCTGCCGGAACTTCTTCCGCCAGAAACAAAAAGAGATGAGCTCCTCCGCTCTTGGAACGACAGGTGGTAAGCGGTAGTTTTAACCTCTGTACTTTTTGGTAGAGTGCCACCAAGTCAAGGTTGTAATCGTCGATGTCCAATGCGCCGAAGTGGCACTTGTTAGCAGTATTGATAGGGATCGACCCAATACCACGTTTCCCGTCCAGATGTTCCTGGACAAGCTCCTCTGTCAACGGTTCACGGACAATCTCGTACTTGGCCTGGGTTTTCCCATGCCGATGGCGGTCGAGAACGTGGGTTTGTCCGTGCGCTCCTTCGTACCCTTCAAAAAGAGCGAGAAACCTCTTGGCGGCGGTCATCCGAAAAAAGGCCCCCCTGAGAATGCTGAATAATCAGGGGAGCCATCCCCTCTAAGGTTCCGTTAAAAGGGGATTTCGTCTTCGGAGTTCTGAACCACATCTTCTGGCGGGGGCGCCGCAATTCTCAACGCACCGCTACTCACGTTCTCATAAAAGCCTCTGGCTTCGAGGTACGCATCCTTGGACGGTGCTGGTCCTTCCAGTTTGATCGTCCACGTGTACCACGAACCTTTGTCGTTGCTGTCCTCCATCGTGCACAAACGATACACATTACTAAAGGAAGGTTTCAATTTGCCTTCATCACGCTGCATCATCATCATGGAGTTCCAAAGACGGCTCTTTTTAAGTTGCGTCTTCTTCATGTCGATAACAGCCTGTTCCAGGCTACCGTCCTCATGCACAATCTGTACATAGTGCTGGGCAGTCTTCACCAACTCGTTCCCACTCTCCAACATTTCCATGTTGGTATCCTTATCACGCACAGCGTTCCTTACCTCTTGGGAATTTCCGGCGAGTTCCCCCACAAAGCCCCCACCTTGGGACCGAGGCACAAACTCTATGTACTTGAGTTGGTAATACACTGGCAAAACCAGGATACCTTCCCCCCCACTCCAAAACTGGTTGGTAACCGTGTTAAAGATATCGCCTTGTGCAGCACCTTTAATAAAGGCAGCATCTGACTTTTTGAGTTGAGGCGACATCGCATGTAAAATCCTGACGAAAGGCATTTGCAGATCGTCAGTCGTGACCTCCTCGAAACCCATTTTCGTACCAGC